TTCCCTCGGACAGCTGACCCAGCCACTTCTGCAGCGTCAACAAACGGATAAATAGTCCACACTCGTCATGCAACTGCTGATTACCAGCAGACAATGCAATGTCTTTAACTTCAGAGAGAGTTGCTTCATCAACCTTAGGCTTACCAGTCTCAGTAACCCGTGTGAAACGAGCACCACGGAAGGTCTGTAATGCCCAAGCAATGTTCTGACGTGACGTCGGATTGAAGTCAGTCAGGCGTGTCATGGGAGCACCTGCTACATAGCCACGCTTCTTATCTGCACGCTTAGGGGTAAAGACTTTACCTGGAACATACAGATAGATTTTTGCAATAGCTTCAGTAATAGAATCAAACTCATCTTGGAGCTGTGCACGTACACGCACGGCAGCATCCATATCAAAGCGAAACCCTGATGCTTCTTGCTGAGCCATAAGCATGGCCATATCCATTTCAAGTTTGATGTAATCAGGCATAAGTCTCCATTCTCCGTTGCAGTAGTTCGTATAAACGCAGTGTTACTTGCGTATCTTGGATGCAGTAATCAAGCATCTCAGGTGTGTAAGTACTCCAGTCATTACTTTCGTTCTTAGCAAAGTCACCCTTGAAACACTTTAAGCGATAGCCCCATGCTTCGAGAGAGTGACGTCCATACAATCGTTGGGGCATGCCATCAGGACGACGCTCATAATCGCGGTCACTGATGTTTGGATAGTACAGACGTGACATGACAAGTGTGTCTTGCACTTCACCTTGGAAATCAAAGTCAGGGAACTGCTCTTTGATTAGAGGGATGTCATAGCCAGCGATGTTGTGACCGATAAGAGCATCAGCATTCTCTAGTTGCTTGATGCCTTGTACAACAGCACGCTCAGGCTTGTAGTCAAAGACAATAGGGTCGTTAGATGTGCTCATGTCACGCACAACGATGCAGTGGATGGTGGAGCCGCGACGAAGCAGGCCAGTGGATTCAATATCAAACAGTAGGTTCTTGGTCATTTAAAGATTCAGTAGTAGTTTTTGGGTCATACTCATCGACGACAAAGGTGGATGCGTCGAAGAGTTCTTTTTCAAGTTTGCGTTTAGGTGCTTTGTTAACCCCAAAGCGTGGGTCCTCATCATCAAAGAGAGGTTCAATAGCAGTGCTTAGTTCACGTCCAAGGCGTGCAGCCCGACGGAACTCATCTTTGTAATACGGTTCCCATTCATGTGCAAGGACTACAATCTTTTTGATACCCATGAGGTAGCACTGAAAGACTGAGGCAGAGAATGGATAACGAGTTGAGTAGACGACAGCACCTGCTGTAGGTGTGCCTCGTTTAGAACAGGTAGCAATAGCATATGTCAGACAATCAATTTCAACTTTCGACGCTGTAAGTATAGACCTTCCATCACCGATAATCTCACGGTCACGTACAAGAATGCAGCCGCCAGGAGACTTAGGATGCGTTGAAGCAAGTCCTACAGTCTTAGCAATTGACATAAAGTATTTCTCTTTATTCTTAATGTAAGTTGGGTCTCCTAATGGTGCAATCATATCCACAAAATAGTACTTTCACTCCTATATTAGGTAGTGGAACACATAGTTGCGACTACATATGGACTACGAAAAGTTTAAGAAGGGCCTGGAAGAGTACGACGATTGGAACAGCATAAACTTCAAGCCAGAGGGAGTTTACTTCCCAAGCTTAGATAAGTTTGTGAACAATCAATACGGTAAATCTGACGCTGTCAATAGCCCTGCTCATTACACACGTGGTACGCAAGAAGCTATTGACATTATTGAAGAGGCTATCCAAGATGCACCAACTCCTAAGGAAGGGATGCTACAAGCACAGGCACTAAAGTATCTGCTGCGACTGTGGCTTAAGGATGACCCTAAGCAAGATGCAGAGAAAGCTCGTTGGTATCTGAACCGTCTAATAGATTCGTTATAGTTATAAAGCGCCCGTTAGGGCGCTATCAACAGCGCTTAAAATATACGTATCTATCATTAGCATTCAAGGTCTCATGACTTTGAATATGTGCAGATAAGATATCAGATATCTCATTAGTGTCATACTGTGAGTGCTTAAAATAAACACCAATACCTTCGGCTAGCTCTTCAACATGAGGAGCATACCAAGCAATGATTTTGATTCCATTCCATGGTTCTAAATCACGAGACACCCAACTGTTCAGTTCCTCTAGGCGCTGAGCAGTTTTTATTATGTGCTGCTCGTGTGCTTCTGTAGCAGGCAGTGAAAGCTCACCTTGATGAAGCAGAGCATGCTTCCACATCAGTGTGCCATCACGTTGAATCAATCGGCAGGGATGGATGTTAGCTCCTGAAGGGAAGTTGTACATGTAGCCTGGGGTTATGTGCTTACTCATTAGATATTCCCCTTACTTTCTTCAAAGAATTCTAAGTCTTTAGCCCAGCTGTCACCTGCAAATTCATTGTAAATGATACGACCAATGTCACGGAACTTGTTATGAAACAGTGTGACTTTGTCAATATCATTCATCATGGTGTCAAGCGGTGGGCCATAGACGATGGCATTCCAAGTAGAAGGACACACAGGTTCAAACCCAGTAGACGTAGCACGCAGTTGTTTGATACGTTTGAAAGGAATGCAGACTGGGTAATCCCAGATGACTGGTGTAGCTCTAATAATTTCTGATGCACTAGTAAAGAATACAAAGCTATTGATGTAACCATTACGGTACTCATTAATAGTTTTGTTTAACCAGATGCGTGAGTTACGGACAGCACCCTTAGGTGCAACCCATACGTTGCCATGCCAGTGTTCTTTAAGTGGATTACTTTCTAATGATGGAACAGAAGTAGCATCAACTAGCACCTGCTGCACTGGGTCAGAGGTGGGGTCATAGTCAATACCACCCATCACTTCCCGTGCACGCTCAATCAATTGAGGTGTTGGGTATAGAGGTAGCTTCAGTCCAGAAGCTTTAAGTTTGTCAGATAAATTCTGCTGCGAGCGAGCTGAAGCTCTCTTGGCTCCCTCCTGCTTCGACAGCAAATGTTCTTGTTCCAGCATCACTAATCAAGGTAATTAATACGTTTATTGACCAGTCATTCTTGTCAATTTCTTCCATCAGTCCACGCAAGAATATAAGGATGTCAGCATCCTCTTCTTGCTCAGCAGTATAGATATCAGCTTCAATAGAAGTACCAGACATGAATGTCGTGGAGTCGTTCATGAGGTTGATAACCAACGAGCCTGCACCTTGTGCTTCTACACCTTTGATTGCAATGCCGATGAGGTCAGTCAAGATAAGTTCAGCAGTAGCTGCAAGAAACTTTTGCTCTTGTGATTTCTCATCGCCAAACTTATCAGATTGGAGAAGGTTTTGTAATAGGTCAGTTCGTCTAGACATAATTCAATGACTCTTGTATAAGGTTAAGTTAATTAAAATTCATCCGTGGGGTTTTCATCGTTATCAGCAGGAGCACGATGTAATCCTTCTTGATGAACATTAAATTGTGTTGGATGTCTACCAGCCAACATGTCAGTGATGACAGCTTCAAACTTATCTCCAAAGCCAGTGTCAGGATTAAGCATCAAGTCTTCACGAGCGTTTAGTTCTTCTGTTGCGTCAATCTTGTCTTGTTCTTTGAGTGCTTCTTCTACAACGTACTCAGCAATCTGTTGCTTGAGTGTATGGATTTCACAAGCAAGCTCAAAGCTTTCTAGATAACTATCGTGGTCAACGAAGACACCAACGTGCTGTGGAATGAGATGAAATGGATTGCAGCAATACTTTTCGCCGCAAGTAGTTTTGACTCCTGTATAGCCTAAATCTCCCCAGGTGAACCACATAGCAACACGTTGTGGGTGATGTTGAGTCGAACTAGCGAGCCCACTTCTACGCCAAGAGAACTGTGGCTGATGGGTGCGTTTGTTAATGCATCCTTCCCACATCCAACAGTCATCAGGTGAACCCATATCAACTTGCGCCCAGAACTTAAGTGCACGTTTCCTGTGCTTCTTAAGCAGACGGTCTAAGTCAAATGACATACGGCCTTCACGAGCGGAAGCAACACAACGAGTACACGCCTGGTGACTGTCGTATCGCATGCTGTGAGTAGAGAACCTACCTAGAGAGTGACCTGTATATAGACAAAGCTCTCCCTCTTCAGCTGTATTAGAGAGTTGAGTTACACGTCTACCGTAAGCGTGACCTCCACGCTTCTTAGAGGGTTGAGCTTCAGCCATTAGAAATGTCCTTCAGGTTTTACATGTGTGCCACCGTGAGCGGGGTACTGCTCTTCTGTAGGCAGGGGCACTAACTGGTGGTTAAGTTTGTATTCATAGCGAGTACTATTTTCATACTTGATACGAATGAGCTTGGCGCGTGGTGTGTAGTACTCAGGGCGACCTACAACAAGTGCAGTGCGACCATCAATATCTACACGCATGCCGATTTGAATGTCAGTTGAAAGCATTATATTTATACCTTTAGTAGTTAGTTTAATTAAAAATCGTTGAGAATATGGTCTTCAGTTAGTGGGTCATCCTTAGGACGTTGCCACACACGAACTGATTTAGATTTACCAGTGACTGAGTCTTTACGGGAGGTGACTAGACGTCGCCATCCCATTGTCTGCAGAACATCTGCAATGCGTCGTGCTTCCCGTCGCCCTTGGTTACGTGGGTCAAGTTCCAGTGCATGTGTAAGAACATCAGCAGCTGTAACTTCTTCACGGATTGCTACGTAACTAGCAACCTTATCCATCCAGGGGTCAGGGTCACCGAACTCTTGGATGTACTCAGAGATAGCGGCAATCTCACCGCTGTTGAACTCATAGCCTTCACCACTTCGGTAAGCAGCTACAGCAGCAGCCCAGAGACTGTCACGTTCTTCGGCTAGTTGCTTCCAAGGAATTTGAAAGCCACCACCGATTTCTAGTGGAACGAAACGTCTGTTGCCTGTGGAGTCAACAAGGAACTGGTTGCGATTGGTAGTACCAATCATCACGAAGCGACGTGGCAACTTAGATGGCAGCGATGCATATGGATAACGCACCTCGTCAACCCTGCTAGTCACAAGGTTCTTGAAGTTCTCAATGTTTCTGATGTTGAAGTAGTTATCAATCTCAGGAAGCTCAAGTAACCAAGCAACGTGCAGCCTGTACTGCTCTTTAATCAGGGTGTCTAGCGGAGTTGTAATCTCTGCAAACAACAGGTCAGGAACCAGGTTGCGAGAGAACATAGACTTACCTACACCCTGCGCACCCACAAGAATGGGTAGCCAGGACATAGAACAACCAGGGTTATAAGCACGAGCAACAGCACCAATCATCATGCGTTGCATAGCAAGGGTGGCAATGCTGTGCCTGTTACCTAGGAATACTTCGCCAACCTTCGCCCAATCTTTGTGAGGCTTAGCGTGAGCAGCACAGTGGTCAAGGTAACGACGGATAGGACAGTAGCTATTCTTCTGCGCTGCATATTGAATAGCAGATTTGATGCGAGGCTCAGGAATAAATATCCCATGCTCACATGCCATCTTGGTTGTCATTAAGTCAAGGTCATTACCTTGTAATGCAATCGTCTTACCTTGAGGATCTGTGTACTCAATAGCATTAGTTAACTCATTCTTACGTAAGTCAGTGAGAATAGTTCTGACTTTATCTACGTCAGCTTCACGCTCCTTAGCAGCATCCTCACTGCTCTTCTTTGGGCGACCCTTACGCTTGACCTCTTTAGAGTCAGGTAACGGTTCTGGTTCAAACTCCATATGGTTTTCTCCTTTTGCATGGGAAATGACATCATCAAAACTAATAAGTGGATCGTGTTCTGTATAACCAACAGCGCCACCTACAGCACCAAACTTAAGGTCAGGTGGTAGGTGTCTAGTCCAATTAGCATCTTGCTTCTTTGCAAGCGAATACAGTTTAGTATGCCCTGCATACTTACCGAGACCTTTCCATTTAAAAGGTCTAGTATTTTCTTCTTTGTGACCATGATGACCACGGATAACCCAGTCAACCCAGTCATCAAATAAGACGCCACCTACGCCAGCACAAGCAGCCATGACGGGTACATAGTAAGACTCGTACTCATCGTCGTTAGTAGGCTCTAGGAACTCACGCAAGAGCCACTGACAGCGTCGTACGTCTATGTCTTCACAGTCAGTACGAATGAAATCAGCAGGCTCTTCATAGTCAATGTCAGCCAGCAGGAATGCAGGCACTAATGCATCGTCATTAAGACGAGTAGTAGTATCTGAACTCCCGTACCATAAGCGCTCAGGCTTCTGGCCGCAGTTATCTTTTAGTGAGTCAAGGCCAAGGTCTGCAAGCAAACGATTGACAATCAACCAGTAAGCACCACGGTGTTGTGATGCTGATTCCAAGTCAGTCTCCAATGGAAACAAAGCACGGAACCTGTGCTCCTTATCGCTATGACTTGCTGATGTGTAGGTGGCTAAGCACCAGTCACGTGCAGTCTGGGTAGCCCAGAACGCATCTAGTGTTGTGTCACCGTCAATATCAATAACGACAAGGTTGCTACCAGCTGCGTTGTCTGCATTCCGGTAGCGCTCAATGAAATGGGTTGCACACCAGCCAAAGCCTTTGCTAACCCAGCCCAGTAGATAGTCAACATCTACTAGGACATTCTTCCAACCTCTAGCTACTAGCTGCGGGTTCTCTTTGTTCTTGCAGTTCTTGTTCACTGCAATTTTTAGTATCTTCTTCGTCATCTCCTATCGCATGAAATTGTTTACATCTTGTCAGGAACTTCGCTTCAAACCTATCAAGCTGATCGCTATCAATGAAGATGCCTTGTGATATCTCTGGGGTAGAGACAATAATCAAAGCAACATCACATTTATAACCAGTACGTTCAAATAATGCAAGGCGGTAAGCCGCCATTTGTTGTGCACACTTTTGGTACTTCCTGAATCCACCGA